CCAGACCCCCTTCAAGTAGACTATCTACCCAATGTGGGTAGACCCTACAGAAGTTTGCTGGTACATCCCCTCAAAGAAGGTCCATGCTACGTAGCATGGTCCGTCTCCTCCACGTCGGTATTACTCCGACGCATATAACCCGGGACTTTGTAGAGGACTAGAACGTCCTTCTTTACAAGACCGGGACCCACCTCAGTTTGATGTTACCGACTGAGGAACGGCCGGACCTCTCTAAATGCTGTTTATCCTCTGGGACGTTTACGCCCAGTATGGAGAGCAGGGTTCTACCCCCGCTTCTCTTTAGGAAAAACTTCATGAGAGCGCCATATCCATCGACTCTAGAAGTCTTTGGGGTCGTAGACCAAGTATACGCACGGACTTCATGTCTATGCAAGTTCTTGTTCCAACGACCGGTGGTGAGTCCTCCATCTTGGAAGGACCTCCACCCTAAGGCAGGGGACTGATCAGATACTATCGGAAGTTTGCCGAGTATGAACTCGACTTGCTCCTTACAGTACTGCGCTGCTTTCCAAAGTCCTGCTGTATGCAGGTTGTTCGAAAGAGCAACCCAACTGACCAGAGAACCGTCACGTCTGTCATTGGTAAGGACCTTTCGGCAGTACACAGGAGTGATCCTATGACCGTCGTATGCGTCCATACCGCAAGACTCCCTGAAATGTGACTTCCAGAAAGACTTTTTGGTATTCACCTTTAGGCCTAAGGCTTCAAGGGACTCAATGACAGATAGCACACAGTCTACGGGCACAATTAAATCGTCCCCGTAGACATACACCTCCCTCTTCAGACTCTTAATGGTCTGCTGAGAGAACCTGAGCGAACGCGCCCTAGCTACCCCAACAAGGCAAATGGTATAAAAAACCATCGCCTCAATAGGAAAGCATAGCGCTGAGCCCATAGACGCGAACTTGGACAACGGCATAATGCCGTGACCAGGCAAGTCAGCTGTAAGACTCCTACACGCCTGGACCGCGCCGGAAAGATCCGGTACAGTCTTTAGCATTCGGAGTACCAACTGATTGGAAACCCTGTCACTAGCTTCGCTAAGATCCAACGTCGCGAGACGTCGGCGCTTAGACTCGGCAAGTGCAAGACCCTGATTGATAGTCTGATCAGTAAAATTTACTGAACCGGCCGTCAACGGGTGCTGTTCTAAAGCAGCAACAAGGATCTCTTTAACCGATTGCTGTGTGTATTGCATACACACAGGTTCGATCGCAATGATCCGAGGGGTTTTCAACGTTTTAGGCACCGAGATGACCCGTACGGGTTCCTCGGCTCCGGACTCGATAACATCAAACCCTTTATACCCTCTGTCTAGCAACTGCTTTGCGTTAACAACCGCAAAACCGTCGACAGGAAAGAAGGGATCGAGCCGTCTGTGCCACCGCTGTATATCGTACTTCCGATTTCCGGAAATACGTTCAGCGGTAGCACCAGGCCCATGCTTTGGAACGTGGAACAACTCTTGAAGCTGTGAAGTAACAGCAGCGAGAGTACCACTCCAGAGCACATCAGCCATATAACCAAAGTCACGATAGTGATCCGGTAAAGACTGATGGGGAACGAGCGGCCCAAAATAGGCCGCTTGGTTTTTAGTGATGTCATCTTCACACTCCTTGAACGTAGCATAGGCTGCCCGAGTACGCTTCTCAGCGCACTCGATTAAGAGCTTCTTATAAATCAGGGAAACCTGACGTATATAGAAGATGGCAGTAATGTCGGGTTCAGGGAGCAAACGCCCAGTCTTAGAATCGAACACAAGCTTCATCAAACCCTGCATGAAAGCAGGGAGAGAGAGACCTCCAGGAAAATGAAATCCCTGGAAGTCGACGGAGGCTACCTGACCTCGTTCTAGGCTTTTCTCAAAGCCCTTAGCGAATTCAGGCAAGGTTATCGTCAAAAACGATAGCCCCTCGTGTTCAACTCTTCTCGAGATCGTTTCAAAATCTCGAGTGGTGCTGGTGCAACATCCGTCCGAGGCATCTGCCAGGACGTGCTGTAAGAGTTGCATTAGGCTTTTCATGCTTGCTCTCCACTATGTGAGGGTTAGGCATCCTTAGCCATGCGACTTATTCCAAACCACTTCCCTTACCACCAAGAAAGTCCCGGGGACACTCTGCCCCCGGAACCGATAGCGACCTACTTTGGGCTAGTCAAGAGGAAATCCTTGATCGCAGTTAGCCAAACGACTAACTGATCGAAGAAGGATGGAATCAAGACTCACCGCCCAGTAGGTTCGTGATCTTAGCGTACGAGGAAGCTGCCAAAAAGGCGAGAAACCCGTCACTCTGAAGCTTAAGGTCCGCGGCCAAGTAACCAGCAATAGGCTGGTCACAGACCAAGTACCAAGCACCAGAATAATACTGGTTTTGAGTCGTATCGAACTGGTTCGCCGCAAGTTTGCGGAAATCCCATCGTGCGACTCGCCTAATCCGTTTAGCGTAAGTATGCGAAAGGGACAACTTGTTGTTCCCATCCGCCGACTGGTAAACGGACGTGTTAACCCCGCGCGATATCACAGGTAGTGATATCGCAACAGAGTTAACAGTGACAGACTGTGGGTCAGATAGCATGGCGCAACCTTCTACAGAGTTTTCTTATTGGGGCACTATTGCCCTCTAGAAGAACCTGGTGAAACCAAGTGCCGCTAGAATTGCTTGCTGGACTGATGTCAGCCCAGTAAACGTGACTCCAAACCCGTATGGTGTGGCTTGATTACGCTTTTTGATCTCTTCCTTATAGACGTGGGCGCAGGTAACACCTGCACTCCCGCCATGAGTAGGGTAATCAAAAATACCGTCAGCATTACGTCTATACGTTGTGCTCTCAGTCCTAATCTCCTTGCTGTAAAAGCCAGTAGAGTAGGCATAATCAATCACAAGCGAATCTTCTGCAATATCCACGGCGTTGGAAATGATATCCCCAACGTTTGTGAACCAGTCGATTAGCCAAGACCACGGTGTCAACTCCCACACTAATCTAGGTGTGAGATCTACGCCGAGTAGGATTCTCGAGATTTGTTCGTAGTACCGGAGGCTGCCAACAGGCTGCAACCAGTACTGGAATCTGCCCGAGAAACTATACTCATGCTTAGTGGTAGTCGTTTGTTTTCGACTATCATAAATTGACACGTAATTCGGATTCCCAATCGCTCCGGGCCAGACGCGTAAAACGCCCTGGTCGGTGAACGTCGAAATATTCGAATCGTGCGATAACATACCCCTTCTACGCACCCGGCGACCGCTGTCTTTTTGCAGCTGAGCCAGGCGCTTATCGAAGTTAAGAAGCGCCGAAAGGAACTTCTTTATATCCGATAAGAAAGGGAGCCACCCAAACTGAAAGTTGAGATACTCAGAACCAGCGTAGTTCAAGAAACTACGTGATTTGAGCATAAGCTCAACCGGAATTTGGGGCAAGTCCTTCAACTCTCCAATAAACTGGGACAACCCAGCTTGCATGGAGTCAGGTCGGTACTTATTGATACCCTTAGCACCCATGGCGTTTAAATCCGTCAGGTTGCCGGTACCAGGTAACGACATGTCGTTGAAAATGGCGGAAGTAATGGGGGCGTTGGAATTGCCGGAATGTCCGTCAGGTCCACCGCATCCCCACTGATATGGGATAAGACTCCCCGAGCTGGTCTTCAACTCTGAAGAACAGGTTTGAGGATATCCCAGATTCCACCATATGGTAAGTGGGGTCGGATAGTTCCGATTTTCCACTCGCCGGACTAGTAGAGGACCGCCGCAATCCCACTCCAAGTTTTTCATAATAAAGTCCCATTTTCTTAGGGGCCTACTACGAAGTTCCTTGCGGAACCTTGGATGTTTGGTATCGGTCAGTTCCTCTATAACCGCGTACGGGCAATAGTACCAAACGTCAGACCAATCTGGGGTCGTGAAACCGCAACCTAAGTTGATGTTATCACGGACCTGGTGCCTGAAGGTGTTTAGTACTACGCTCTCGCCACCGAGGCGACGAGTTCGTACGGGGTTACTTGGCCATGTCATCGCGTCTTCCTTGGTAAGGTTTGGACAGCAGGCAGACAGCCTACTGGGTGTTGCAACCACGCTGGAGTCCCGG